CCTCCGGTGTCAGGGACGGGCCGTTAGCGCGGTGCCGTCCCACTTTGCTGCCCTGAATTATACCCGCTACCAGATAGGGGGTGGGTGATGCCGGCTTATACGGACAGTGCCAAGATCGAGAATTATTTGGGGGTAGTTCTCAGTTCATCCGCGCAGAACCAGGCCGGCGTTGCCGCTCAAGCCGCGTCCGACTGGATCGACGACTTCAAGGCCCGATCTTGGCAGGGGGCGTCACCAGTCACCGACGAGCTGCACACCATGATCGGCAATCGCGTCTATCTGGCCGGTCGCCCGGTCGTGGCGATTACGACCGTCAAGATCAGGGCCGCCGCGTTCGTCGCCTTCGGCTGGACGACGCTCGATGCGAGTCAGTACGAACTGCTGGACGCTCAGAACGGCGTGCTGCTGATCGCAGGGTGGAGCGCATCGTCAGACGCGCTGGTGCAGGTCACCTACACCCACGCGACGCAGCCGCCGGCGAATGTCGCCTTTGCTGCGACCATGATCGCCGCGTCACTGCTCGGCCCGACCATCCGCCCGAACACGAGCGGCCTGGAGTCGGTCGCCGTGGGGCAGAACGACGTCGCCGTCAAGTTCTCGGTTGACTACGGCAGCGTGCCCTCTGAGGCGCTCTCGCTGCTCGGCGGCAAGGGCGTCGTCGTCGCGTAAGGAGGCCAACGTGCCAGAGGTCATCATCACGCACCCGAAGACTGGCGAGAGCTACGGCATTCAGTCGTACGACTTCCGCCGGGGCAAGCACTACCAGCAGCCAGACGGCGAGATGGTCAGCTTCGAGGAAGCCGGCTTCGAGATCGTGTCTCTCGGGGACGGAAGCACGTACACGCCGCCAACGCCGCGCCATCCGGCCCCGGCCGAGGATACGGAGGCGCCGTCGTCGTGATGGTCCCCGTCGACTTCCTGCGTGGCGTTCAGGCCCAGTTCCGGCCGGATACCTGCACGATCCAGCGGTACGTCGAGACCAGCACCGGCGACGGCACCACGCAGACCTGGAGCGACCTGGCTACCGGCGTCGCCTGCCGCGTCTCGCCGCTGGCATCTGGTGCAGCCGAAGCGCTCGGGGCTGATGCCTCGCTCCAAGCGGTAGCCCAATGGACGATCCGTCTACCGGCCGGGCAGGACGTGACGGTCAAGGATCGGATTGTCTACGGGACAAGAGTTTTCGAGGTCGCCAGAGTCGGCGCTCGGAGCTTCGAGACCGACCGAGAGTGCATCTGCCGTGAGGTCATATGAGTGACCATCCAGACGATATTCGACGCGATCCTTGGTCAGGCCGGGGTCATCGTGTTGCTGCTCGTCATCCTCTGGTCGGGCTGGCGCGGCATGTGGGTGTTCGGCTGGTACGCCAGCGAGCTGCGGCATCGCAACGAGCGTCTGGAAGATCGTCTTGATCGGGCTCTGGGGGCAGCCGAGACTGGGACCGGGCTGGCGAACCGTGCCATACGGCGGGCAGAAGGCCGGGCTGATGAGCGACCTGACTGACATCATCCGTCACGTATTCGCCCGCTTCGGACGCCCGCAGATCGCGGAATCCCACCGTGCCACCGACGAGAACATGGAACGGCTTGACCATCGGCTCGGGAGCGTCGAGGAGAAGCAGCGTGCGATTGCCGCCCGCCTCCGCCTCCTGGAGATCGCCGGTGATCGCCACGGGATCGGGCGCGATGACGATTGACGAGTTTCTCGACGGGCTGCTGATCGCGTCGATCATCCTGAGTACGTGCCTGCTGCTGATCGCCATGGCCGGGCTCGGCCGGCGGCTCGCGGATTGGGAGCTGCAGGCCGAACGGAAGATCACCGGTGTTTCGCGTATTCAGGCAGCCATCGCAATCCGTGGGCAGGTTGGGACGGTGCTGCTGGCCTTTGTGTTCGTGACGATCAACATCATGCTCCTCATTGAGTCGCCGCAGATCGCGCGCATGTGGGTCAATCGGGTGGCATGGACACTGTTGCTCACGTTGCTGCTCGTTCATGCCGTTGTTGACTGGATGGCAGAGCGCAAGCAGGTTCGCCTGCTGATCGCCGAAGAGGACGCGCTGCACGAGCAACTGGTCGCGGCAGTGCGTGCCGCCGGACAGGGATCGAGGGAGAGTCCGGCTGCTCCCTCTGCGCCCGATCCGCTGGCGTCGGTTGACGTTGCCAGCATCCAGCCCGAAGCTGTCGAGATGATCGCTGACGCTGTGCAAGAGCACCACGAGGGGAAAGCACGATGAAACGACTTGCGGTGATCCTGGGGCTTCTGGTGGCTGTTATGAGCCCGTTGCCCGCCAGCGCCGCCACCTGCGAGGCCGTGCATGAGTGGCACGGTGAGGTCGACATGACGAAGGGCCGGACGGATGGGATGGTCTACGGGGTCGACCACTCGGCCGGCGGCTGCCGTCTCGTCATGACGAACCTGTCGCCGGCTGGCATCGGCGAGGCCCAGGGTAACGACGGCCAGGTGGCTCGCTGCGCCCGCTACGGCCGTGAAGACACCGTCCGGTACTTCGCGGTCTATGGGATCGCGGTCAGCCCCGACGACGTGAAAGTGTCGTGCCGCAACTATGGAGGGCCAGACTAATGCAGCTCGGGCTTGGTGGCGTCTGCTACATCGTCGCGGTGATCCTGTTCATCCTGGCGGCAATCCCGTTTGCGGAGTGGAACGGGCGGCTGTCAACCATCGGGCTGGCGTTCTTCGCGGCTGGGCATCTGCTCTGATGGCCGGCACCGGGGTTCAGGTTCGCATTGTGTCGAACCGCCTGCCCGCGATCTCGGCTGCCATCCGCCCGGCGGTATCCGCCGAGGTCAAGCGGGCGGCGCTCGACGTGGAGAAACTGGCGAAGGAGCGGGTACCCGTCAAGACGGCGACCCTCCAACGGTCGATCCATACCGTGTTCCCGACCGACCTCTCGGCAGTCGTCGGCCCGAGCGTCTTCTACGGCCTGTTTGTCGAGATGGGCACCCGGCGGATGGGCGCTCGGCCGTACATGCGGCCGGCGGCCGAGGCCGTGCTGCCGAAGTTCGCAGGGACGATCAAAGCTCTGTTGGGGAAGCTCTGATGCTGGAAGGGCAGCGCGTGGCGAGCCTGGTGTTTGACCTGCTCAAGGCCGACACCGGAGCCGGCGGCGTCTCGACGCTGACGTCTGGTCGCATCTACCGCGACCGCGTGCCGCAAACCGCGCTGCTGCCGGCCGTCACCGTTACGCTGGTCTCGGCCACTGACACGAACACGCTGGGCGGCCTGCGGGTTTTCCAGAACGTGCTGGTGGATGTCCGCGTGGTCAGCGACGGGACCGTCTACAGCAACGCCATCGCTGACCGGGTTGACACCGTCCTGCAGCAAGCGGCTGGTCTCAAGGAGACGGTCCACGTCAACGAGCTGCGCCGTGAACAAGTGATGGCGTTCGTCGAGGACGACGCCACGTACCGCAGCGAAGCCTACGCCTAACAGGAGGGCACGACATTGGCCGATAGGTACCCAGTTAGCGAGAAGGTTCAGATCGGGATCGAGTCGACAATCGGCACGAACGTCGCGCCGACCATCGAACTCCAGGGACTCAACGTCGAGCTTGACACCGCCCTGGAGGTCGACGAGTTCGGGCCTATGGGCATGATCCCGCAGACGCTCGTAGCACCCCGTCAGGAGTGGAGCACAGGCGCGCTCAGCGGCTACCCGACCTACACCGAGATCCACTACGCGCTCGCCAACCTGCTGGGCGCTGCGACGATCACAACCCCATCCGGCGCTGTCCGGCAGTGGGTCTGGACGCCTGACGAGTCAACCCCGTGGACCCCGAAGTCCTGGACGATCCGGCGTGGCGTGCCGGGCGGGACGGCCGAGGAGGCGGGATACGGGCTGCTCTCTGGGCTCAACATGTCGTTCTCGCGCACGTCAACCCCGGAGATCGGCGGCGATATGTTCGCCCGCCGGCTCGACTACGCGGCGACGCTCGCAACGACGGGGCTGACCTCACCGACGCTGGTGCCGATCCTGCCATCCGAGGGCGACATCTGGCTCGACCCCAGCGGTGCGACGCTCGGTACGACCAAGCTCCTCCGGGACTTCTCGTTCTCGTGGTCGATCTCCGATCTGCTCGGCCCGATCTGGCCGATCAACAGCTCCTTCAACTCGTTTGCCGCGCACGGTGTCCAGAAGCCGACGCTGGAGGCGACGCTGCGGATGGGCAACGACGCGGCCGGCATCGGGCCAGTTACCAACATGCGGGCGGGATCGTCCACCTTCGTCCGCTACAAGGCGACATCAGGAACGGTCGTGCCGACCACGGCCACGCCATACAGCTTGCAGATTGACATGGCGCTCAAGGTGGCTGGGGCGCCGGCCAGAGGCGACGAGGACGGCCTGCTGTCCACCCTCGAATGGACGTTCCGAAACGTCTATGACGCCACCTGGGATGCCTGGCTGAAATGCACTTTGATAACAGGGGCAACGGGCCTATGAGGCGATACGAGCGAGGTATTCAGGGAACGTAAGGTGCCTCTTCTTCGAGTTGCAGGACCGGCAGCACACCCGCAGGTTCGCGGCGGTATGATCGCCGCCGCGACACAGCGGGGTCAGGTGGTCGAGCGTGAGCGACCGCCCGCTGACGACCACGTCGCACAGGTAGCACGTGCTGCTGTCCCGCGCGAT